TTTCAACATCAAAATCTTGTGGATCGACATAAACTTCTTTTACGGTTCCTGTAATGATTGGTTCTACAAGAGCAGTGACACCAGCACCAGTAGAAATTACAATTTTTGGAGGATTTACTACATCATAGTCTTTTCCACCATTGATAACTTCAAAATTTTCAATAGGACCATAATATACTTTATCAAAAGATTCTGGATTACTAATTTCGACACCATCGATCAGCATTCCAATAGACTCTCCAACAGTATCAATAGACCTTCTTGAAATTGTTGCAGATTTTATTGTATTTGTGGATAATGGTGGAAACTTTCTGAGTACTTTATTTGTGGAAATAGTTCTATCACTATGTTTTTTCAGAGTAAATGTGTGGGATCCAGAAGTATTTCTTTCAGAAAAAACTACATACTCACTTCCACTCAGTAAAGATTTTGATGCATATAGTCTAATCTCATTAGTTGCAACAAGTTTGACATAATACTCAAATCCGGAAACCAACCCAGATAATGGTTGATTTTGTGCGGTATATACTACAATGTCACCATCAATAAATTTAACATTATTAGGAAATTTTATAATTGAATATGCTTGAAGAACTGGATTATAATCTCCCAAATACGTTGAAGATCCATTTGGTATTGAAGATTCAACCAGATCATCATTAATTTGATACGATGGTAAAGAATTAGATGCTACGTAACCATCACCATCATCATTGTGATAAACATTTAGCACATCAGAAATATAAACATTATTTCCATCTAATAAGTTTACATTCAGACTTTCTGCTTTTTTTAGTTTTCTTCTTATATCATATGATTGTGTTGGAATTGCTGTAAATCCAGATAAGTTATTAAGAACAATTTGTTTTAATGATTGGTTAATTTGACTAACGATAGCATCCGAGGAAACTATGGTATTACTTTGCGATACTAATACATCTACAGTATCACCAACTTTTAAGCTGGATTTATCAATTTCACTGAATAAAGTAAAAGTTGATCCAGATATTGCAGAAACTTGATATCTAGTGCTTGTATTGTATATCCAACTATTTGCAAATACTTGTTTACTTGTTCTTTCTTCCGAAGGATTTTCAATAACTTCTCCAAGATTTCTAACTGTTATTTCTTCACCTTCATCGATGAGTGAAATATCAGTCAGTTCTTCAAATTCGGAAATTACTCCTGTTATGCGTAAATCGACTCTATTGCCAGTATTTCCATTCTCATATCCATAAATTGTTTCATCAGATCTCACATCACTACCAAGAGATATGAATGTGGTGACTCCTTCACAACCAAAGAATTGATTGACAGATTTTGAAGTATATGTAACTGTATTTTCGCCAATAATTAATGTTCCTGATTGCCCAAATCCAATAGTAGAATCGACAGAAATTATAGAATCTCCTACAGAAACATCTTCAAGAACTTTTGTTTTTCCTGGAATGGTAAAAGTCCCTTCAATCAAATCTCTTTCATTGTATCCAATAAACAATTCTAACTTATAGTAAGTTTCATTTTCTCTTGTAAAAATTTCAACATTAGAAACAGATGCATTGGTATTAATATCCGTTGACTTGAATATAGTTTGCCCTTCAAGCGCAAGAGGATTTCCTGAAATATTTTTTGCTACAACAACTTCTCTGCGAATATAAACGGCAGACGATGGTTTAACTAATCTATTTTCAAGATCAATTACAGAAGCTTCTACACCATACAAAACTTTAAAAAGAATCTTAACAGATTCTTCAATACCCTTTGATTGGTAAAAATTTCTAGCGTGCTTAATGAAATTTCCTACATTAAGATCGGAAACAAACTGATTATTTTCTAAACCTGGTGTAAATGTATATTTTAGTTTTTTATAAAATTCTTGTAAGAAAAGAACACTTAGGTTTGTAACTGCTGTTTCTGAGGTGTGACTTACTTGGGAAGATTGTGAAAATACTAGAGACTGTTTATTTACATTATCAGCAAAATTGGACGGAGAAATATTGTCGTATCCAGTAATTCCACTAAATCCACGCACACAACCAGTAAAAGTATTTGTTGTTATTCCCGTGTAAGTAATAATTTCATCATCAATTTTTAATAAACCATACTCAGAGGGGAATCCCTTTGTGGATGCAACTTGTATGGTAGTATCTGATGCTGAAATATTACCAGAAAGTGTGGTTGAACCAATAACAACTTCTGGGACAAGATTATCTAACTTAAGATATTGATCTAAATTTTCAACAATATCAATATTTCCACCCTGAAATTCTTGTGAAATATAGTATTGTTTAAAAAAATCAGTTGCTTTTGGAAAATCAGAAACTATAAATTCAGGGAGTTGACTTTCAATAATCTTATTGATCTGTACTCTCTTCTCAAAATCTGACATATTTTACTTCCTCTCGATTTCTCCGTTAGAATAGCTTGAAGTGTAGTAGTCTCTTGTAAAAGTAACTCCCGAAATATCTTCTCCAGAAGCAATCACATCTCTAACCATATTTATCCGACTCTCAGGAACATTAAAACTCAAATATAAATCTTTTAATCCAACAACATCATTAGAATCAGGAAAAGCTTGAACTTCAATAATATCATTACCTACAACTGTTGATGTAATATTAATAGTATTAACTAAAATCTCACCATTAGTGTAATCTACCGTTCCAATAGATTTTAAAACGACAAGATTTTGTCCCTTTTCAGTTTGTCTAATTACACTCAAAAGACCTTTACCGCTACCATCAAGATTTCCATTTGCATCTTTATTTGGAACATCAGTAAAATAGACAACATCATTAGATCCTTGTACTGTGAATCCAGTGCTCTTAATATTATAACCCTGTGGATTAATATGGAAACGATTGCCAAAGCATAATTCATATTGAGCAAATTGATTTATCAAAGCTTTCATATCTCTTCTAATTTTAACCTTTGTAATATTAGAAGTAATTGCAGAATCAACTCTATCGATTAATTGTACAATTTTACTATATTTAAATCTACCACCAAATTTATTCATATCAACACTCTTGGAGTATTCAGTTAAATTTGCAATGATAGATGTCTTCAAATCATCAACATTGGAAACTTGATTCAGATTATAATAAACGGAAGAATCTATCTCAACATAAAGAACTTTAAGATCAACTATTTTTTGATTAATACCTGCAATAGAGTATTGCTTCAATCTTGATAAGATATTTTGCTTATCAAAATCCGAAACATAAGTTCCATTTTTTGGTTTAATACTAATTTGAACGGTTCCAAATTGTGGAGGAACTAATTCTTCTCCACCAACAACAGAAACTGATTCTGTATTTGGGTAGATTGATTGGATTATTGCTTCATAATCACGAGAAGTTACTGCTCTATATTGTGCAGAATACAAACGAGGTGCAAAATATTTGATTGAAGATAGTGGTTCTATTTCTCCACCATTAACCGATTTTTCAATCGTATTGATCGTAATCGTTCCAGATGGAATTACTCTAATGTTAGATGCATCTACAAAATTTCCTTGAAAATCAAAATTTGCTGCGCCATTTCCTCTTTCACCATCAGTTACGATATACTTTGCCGTCACAACCGCATTATTTTCTAACTCTTTTCCAAAATATCCGTCACCAAATAATAATTCATACCTCTCATCCTGAACTTCTTGAATAAGATAGATTTCAGAATTCTTATTCAATCTTAAAATATTATCAACTTTAAAATATTCTCTTCCAAGACCACTATCATTAATACCCTTCACATAAACAACAAGACGAGAAGTATCAATATTTGGGTTATCTAGAATAAATCTCTGGTCCTGTGATTTATCAACGACCCATTGTTTTGTGAGTAAACTTCCCTGATACACATATACTGGGGAAGATGAAGAACCAAATCTTGCTATGCCGTTATTAACAGTGGTTGTAATATCTTCCGAAATTGAAAATCTATATGATGTATTATCAAACGATCCTACACACACCAGACCCGCTTGTAGAGTGAGAAAAGGACTTGTGGTGTTAGTAGGAACCTCAAAGGTAATAGATGCCTTAGAGGCGGTTTTAGAGCGTGGTACGTAACCAATATTTCTTGCAAGAGAAACAACATTTTCTCTTAAAATTGCTGAATCCAAAAAGGATTCATTCACAACCATATTAGAGTTAAATGCTGTAATATAGGTGTTATATGCTAATGTATCGATTAAGACAGAAAAGTTAGACCCTTCAAAGTCAAAGTCCGTGAAATTTGAATTTGCACGTAAATAATCTTTGATCTGAGTCTTAATTTGATCGAAATCTAGATTTGTAAATTGAGTAAAAGGCATTTTATCTTGTTGCCTCTAGTAAGAATGAAAATTGTTGTGTTGGAAATTCCTGTCCAATAATATCAAAAATAACATTCACTTCAAAGGAATTATCATCTGGTCTTGGATCGACTTCAACCTGCACATTATTAACCCTATCTTCAAAGTTATTGATTGTGGTTTTAATTTGATCTTCAATCACAGATGCGGAACCATAATCAACAAATTCAAATAAACTTCTACGGATATCAGATCCCAACAGTGGATTAAAAAATCTTTCTGTTGGGATGGTTTCAACTAAATTGCGAACAGACCTAGTGATTGCCCTCTCATTGACCAAAACAGGCAGGTCCTTTGTTACCGGATGTGGTTCAAAAGAGAAACTAATATCCTTAAATGCTCTGGATATTCGTGTGACTGCCATTGAAATGTAGATTTTCTTCCATTATTTATTCGTTATTTCCAAGGAATTCCATATGTTGGTTCTGTTCCATACTCCCAATCATCATAATCTTCATCATTACGAATCTTTTCATGCAGTTCTTCTTGTTTTTTTAAATCATGCCTTGGTGCATCATCGTGCATGACCTCTTGAATCACTCTTTTTTGCTCAAAACTACTATAATCACTGGCAAGTTTTGTGGTTCCCCACATCTGATACATGTAGTTTGAGTCTCTATCGACTGGTAAATTAGACATTTTTAGCTCCTGTTTTAATGAATAAAACAGAACTTTTATAAAGGAGGTTGCTATCTCCTTATGTCTATTTAACGATCGACTTCTCGTAGAGAATATGAGTCGGAATTTAAGTATTTTAGGATTTCTAGCGCAATTAGTCGTGGATTTCCTTCTCCACATGTGTATACATCAACTGCCAAACACCCATTTTCAGGCCAAGTATGGCAAGAAACGTGACTTTCTGCGAGTGCAATCACAACCGTACACCCCTGTGGTATAAAACAGTGTGAAAATGTATTCAAAATCGTCATTTTGGCACGATTTATGCCCGCGATCATTGCATTTTGAAGCGATTCTACATCATTAATCGCTTCAAAATCAACATCATACACCTCTAAGAGCAGGTGTTTGCCCATCGAATATTGTTTCAACTCAACTTCGGTGAAAAATTTATTTAGTTTTCATTTAAATTAGTAATTTCGTACATATAATGCTCTGACGTCTCTATTTTTCTCTTATTTTCGACTGAATATATTGTCATGTCAATCTCATAACCAGGATTTTTATCAATTCGATTAAAAGTCCAGGCATTATCATACCAAATAATTCGATTATTTGGATAGGCATAATAATTTCCAGTTTCAACCTTGAATAAATGAGCACATTTATGTTCAGGAGTTTCTGAAAAGTTAAGATCTGGAATGCCTTTGTTCTCCCATGACCAATCAAGAGTAAACATATAAGACCCAAGAACCTTTTTTCCGTCTGGGCGGATTAGATCTGCCTGTAATCCAGCAAGACGAGCACGTTTTTGTACATCGATGTATGGTGAAAAGCAGTCCCAGTACATAATATCTTCAAGAGGTTCAATCGGAGCATCTTGTTTCCAGCAAAAAGCGTGAAGAGGACGTCGAGTCCAATTCACACCATTTTCAAGAAATGCCTCAAACAGAGGAACTCTTTTTTCAATACTTGCAACAGAATGTACATCACATTTGGTTACTTCACCATGTCCTTTTTGATGATTGAATAAGAACTCATTACGAATATAACAAGACCAATCGGGAAGACTATGGTTTAAGTATGCCATTATCCTTTACCTTGTCCTCTATACTTTTTACGAGCACCGTTGCGAGAAGACGCTGCATACTTGGTTC